CAATCCAATTGCGGGTAACGCGCGACCGCGAGTCTTTCCTAGCGACAGAAAATAAATAGGGGTGTTAAATTAAGATGAACCAGCCAAAAGTTATGAAGATCGAGCAGATCAAAACTTCGGATTTGATCCCCTACGCTCGCAATTCTCGCACCCATTCCGAGGCGCAAACCGCCCAGATCGCCGGGTCGATCAAGGAGTTTGGCTTCACCAACCCGGTCCTGATCGATGCCGACAACGGGATCATCGCCGGTCACGGGCGCGTGATGGCGGCTCAGAAGCTCGGGCTGGACGAGGTGCCTTGCATCCGGCTCGGCTATCTGACCGAGGCGCAGAAGCGAGCCTATGTGATCGCCGATAACAAGCTGGCGCTCAATTCTGGCTGGGATGAGGATATGCTGATCAACGAATTGCGCGGGCTGAAGGAGGAGGATTTCGATCTTAGCCTGACCGGCTTCGATGATTCCGAACTTGCTGCTCTTTTGGCTGATGCTTTGACCGAAGGTTTGACCGATCCAGACGCGGCTCCAGAGCCTCCTGTCAATCCGGTAACGGTTCCGGGCGATCTCTGGGCTCTCGGGAACCATCGTCTGCTCTGCGGCGACTCGACCAGCATCAATGACCTTGAGCGCCTCTGCGGAGGCCAGCGCGTCGACATGTGGCTGACCGATCCTCCTTACAATGTCGCCTATGAAGGCGGCACGAAGGAAAAGCTGACCATTAAGAACGATTCGATGGAGGACAGCCAGTTCCGCGAGTTCCTGCGCGATGCTTACGTCGCAGCCGACGCAGTGATGAAAGCCGGGGCCGTGTTTTACATTTGGCACGCCGACTCAGAAGGCTTCAATTTCCGCGGTGCAGCAAAAGATGCTGGATGGACTGTTCGCCAATGCTTGATCTGGAAGAAGTCCTCACTGGTCCTTGGGCGGCAAGATTACCAGTGGCAGCATGAGCCCTGCCTCTATGGATGGAAAGAAGGCGCTGGGCATCTTTGGGCGTCTGATCGAAAACAGACAACAATCCTTGAATTTGAAAAACCTTCGCGCAACGGCGAACATCCAACAATGAAGCCGGTGGCTTTATTTGAGTATCAGATGCTCAACAACACCAAGGGCGGCGACATTGTCCTCGACAGCTTCGGCGGCAGCGGAACGACAATGATCGCGGCTGAAAAGAATGGTCGTCATTCTCGCTTGATGGAACTCGATCCTAAATATGTGGATGTGATCGTCCAGCGCTGGCAAGAATTCACAGGCAAGAAAGCCGTTCTTGAAGGCGATGGCAGAACATTCGATGAAATGAAAAGCGAGCGCATTAAGGATAAAACCTAATGGCAGCGCAAACATTTCCACTCGAAACAATCTGCAAGCTGCTTGATCTAACTCCGCAGAGCATCGCTCGGCTTGTGAATGACGGGATCATCCCGCGTCATTCACGCGGTCGATATGAGCTTGTGCCTTGTGTTCGTGGCTATATCAAATTTCTTCGCGAGCGAGCGCTCAAGGGCGATGCATCTTCGGTCTCTGGCGATCTCACAAGCCACCGCACTCGATTGACTGCGGCGCGAGCGGATCTTGCCGAAATGGAAAAAGCGCAGATGGAAAATCGCCTTATTCCGGCAGAAGATATTGCAGCCGCATGGGAGGCTATGACATCGAACATGCGATCGAAGATGCTTGCCATTCCATCGAAGGCAGCGCCGGCAGTCTATGCAGCCGATAATCTGAACGAAGCCAAGTCGATCTTGAAAGATGAAATCAATGAAGCGCTCGCGGAACTCTCGGGCATTGAAATCCGCACTAGAAATCCAGTCATCTCATCCAAGGATGACGGATCTGGTGCGTCAGACGATGGCGATATTGACACCACCGCCGAACCTATCGGTGAGCCAATGGGCTGATGAAAATCGTCGCCTCTCGCCAGAAGCATCTGCCGAACCCGGTTCGTGGTCTACATCGCGAGCCGAATATCAGCGCGGCATTATGGATGCGGTCAACGATCCATCCGTGAATAATATCGTTGTGATGTCCTCGGCGCAGATCGGCAAAACCGAGATCTGCAATAACGTCTTGGGCTATCACATCGATCAAGATCCGGCTCCGATCTTGGTCGTGCAGCCGACACTCGATATGGCGCAAGCTTGGTCGAAGGATCGGCTTGCGACAATGTTGCGCGATACTCCGGTCCTGCAAGGAAAGGTCGCAGATCCTCGATCGCGAGACAGCGGCAACACAACCTTGCACAAGGTCTTTCCCGGCGGGCATATTACGGCTTGCGGCGCGAACTCGCCTTCGTCTCTCGCATCGCGACCGATCCGTATCGTTCTCTGCGATGAGGTCGATAGATATCCAGTCTCGGCTGGAGCCGAAGGCGATCCGATCTCGCTGGCGCGAAAGCGATCGGCGACCTTTTGGAATCGCAAGCTGATCATGGTTTCGACTCCGACCGTCAAAGGTCAGAGCCGCATCGAGCAAGCTTTCTTCGAAAGCGACCAGCGCGAATATTATGTGCCTTGCCCAGACTGCGGCGAATTCCGCACTTTGAAATGGGCCAATGTGAAATTCGACAAAGAAGCGCCAGAGATGGCGGTCTATGTCTGCGAGGATTGCGGATCGATCTGGGACGATGCCAAACGGCTTCGGGCTATCAAGCGAGGCGAGTGGCGAGCACAAGCGCCATTTAAAGGCACGGCTGGATTCCGATTGTCGGCGCTATATTCCCCTTGGATGAGCCTCGAGGATGGGGTGCGCGACTTTCTCGAAGCCAGAAAGCAACCGGCAACGCTCCGGGTTTGGATCAACACCTATCTCGGCGAGACTTGGGAGGAGGAGGGCCAACGGGTCGATGATATCGGCGTTTCGGAGCGGCGCGAGGATTATGGCGACCAACTGCCGGAAGGCGTAGTGATCATCACAGCCGGGGTGGACGTTCAAGATGATCGCCTCGAGCTAGAAATCGTCGGCTGGGGCCGGAACGAGGAATCTTGGTCGCTGGAATATAAAACAATCTATGGCGATCCATCCTCGGCGGTGGTCTGGGGCGAACTCGATACTCATCTCCGGCAAACATATTTCCATGTACGCGGGGTCGAGCTTCCAATCCGGTCGGCTTGCGTTGATTCGGGCGGTCATCACACGCAATCGGTCTATGCCTTCTGCAAGGCTCGAGAGGGTCGGCGGGTTTTTGCCATCAAAGGCATCGGCGGTGAGGGCAAGCCTTTGGTCGGGCGACCAAGCATAAATAACGCACAGCGGGTTAAATTGTTTCCGGTCGGTGTCGATACAGCCAAGGAACTTATCTATTCGCGGCTCAAGATCACAGAGCCGGGGCCGGGATATTGCCACTTCCCGGCGAGCTATGACGATGAATATTTTCGACAGATCACGGCGGAACAGCTAGTGTCCCGCTATCATAAAGGCTTCTTGAGGCGAGAATGGCAGAAGATCAGACCGAGAAACGAAGCTCTCGATTGTCGGGTCTATGCTCTGGCCGCATATTCTCTTCTCAATGCCAATATGAATTTGGTGGCGGATAAGTTACAATCGCGCCCGACTGTGCCTGAAGCATCAACCGAAACTACTGAACCAGAATCGCAGCCGACCGAAATTCAACCTGCGATTGTAGCGCGACCAAGCCGAAGAGCACCGCCAAGAGGCGGCTTCGTGAATGGGTGGAGATAAGATGGCGAACCTTTTTGATGCTGCTAATTCGCCGCTCGAAGAGCCAGAGGAAATCGTTGTCGGCGATTACGTCCAATGGCGTCGAATGGACCTGACGGATTATTCGCCTTCGCTCTATACGGCAACCTATGTTGCTCGTGTTGCAACTGGCAATAATACAGAAATCCAGATCGTTGGAACGTCTTATCAGGGCGGATTCCTTTTCACTGCAAACTCTTCAACTTCGAGCAATTTCGTTGTCGGTGAATATCATTGGCAGCTTGAGATCCTTCGAAACTCTGACAATAACCGGATCGTTGTTGATCGTGGTTTGTTTAAGGTAATTCCAGATCTCGATGTAAATGGTGCTGATCCGCGCACTCATGCGGAAATCATGCTCGCAAAGATTGAATCCATTCTGCAAGGTCGAGCTGATGGCGATGTTGCATCCTATTCAATCAACGGTCGAAGCCTGACAAAGATCCCATTGTCGGATCTTATGATGTGGCGAGATCGATATAAAGCCGAAGTCTGGAAAGAGACTCAGGAAGACCGGAGACGGCGCGGAATCGGCACAGGCGCTAACATTTTTGTGAGGTTCTGATGGGTCTGATCGACAAATTTTTCGGTCGCAAGAAAAAGCCGATCTCGCTTCGCCAATATGCTGCCGCACAGAAGGGTCGCCTTCTAGCTGACTTTATTGTTACGCAAAAAAGCGCAGACAGCGAGATCTATCCGGCAATTCGAATCGTACGCGATCGATGCCGCGATGTGGCTCGAAATAACGACTATGCAAAGCGCTATCTGCAATTGATGACCACAAACGTGGTCGGCTCAACTGGTGTAAGGGTTCAAGTTCGTGGTCGGAATGCTGATCGTACGCTCGATGCACCCGGAAATACAATCATCGAAAACGCGTGGTCTCGCTGGGGCTCCACCGGCATTTGCACTATGGATGGCAAGCTTTCGTGGCTTGATTGCCAGCGTCTTTTTATCGAAACACTGTGCCGCGATGGTGAAGTTCTTGTTCAGAAAGTAAAAAACCGCAATCTTCCTTTCGGTTTTGCAATCCATTTCATCGAGGCAGACTATCTCGATGATCAGTATAATCTCCGCGCAACAGAGAATGGCAACGAAATCCGTATGGGTGTCGAAATCGACAAATACGGCAAAGCGGTCGCCTATCATCTTCTCGAAAATCATCCCGGCGCTGATATCTATTCGCGTCCGACAAATGTGCTTCGCAAGCGCATTCCAGCAGAAGAAATGCTGCACATCTATCTTCGCGAACGTCCTCATCAGACACGCGGTATGCCGACCATGACAACTGCTCTCACGCGGTTGAAGATGCTTGATGGATATGAAGAAGCTGAACTTGTCGCCGCTCGTGTTGCAGCCTCAAAGATGGGCTTCTTCACATCTCCCGGCGGCGATGGCTATGTCGGCTCCGATCTCGAAGACACGCACAATCCAATCATGGAAGCTCAGCCGGGAACGTTCGAGCAGCTTCCTGCCGGAATGTCATTTCAAAGCTTCGATCCGCAGCATCCTGTCTCGGCATTTGCTGAATTTGAAAAAGCCGTTTTGCGCGGGATCGCTTCTGGTCTTGGCGTGAATTACGTTTCTCTCGCCAACAATCTCGAAGGCGTTTCGTATTCATCGATCCGCCAAGGAACTATGGAAGACCGCGATCATTATCGCATGATGCAGCAATTCATGATCGAGCACTTTATCGAGCCGATCTTTAAAGAATGGCTTCTTATGACGATGACGAAAGCCGCTATTCCAATTCCAGATAGCAAATATGACAAATTCGCAGATAACCTGATCTTCCGGGCTCGCGGCTGGAACTGGGTCGATCCGCTTAAAGAAATTCAAGCGCATGTGGTCGGTCTGCAAAATGGCATTGTCACTATGCAGGATATTGCAGCGCACTATGGTCGCGATGTCGAAGAAGTCTTCGAGCAGATCGAATCAGAGCGCGAACTTGCCGAGACTTATGGAATCACAACCGCATTCCAGCCTTTCGGTCAGAAAGCTCCAGCACCGCCGATCGTAGACGGGCAAGAGGTAACAGATGGCAACCTATAAAGGCATCGAGATCGATCTCGTTCCAACCGACTCAATGGTTAACGAAGCCGAGCGCGGTCTTGCTTGGCGGCAGGAATTTGGTCGCGGCGGGACCGAGGTCGGCGTTGCTCGGGCTCGCGATATCAAAAACAAGGTCGATCTTTCGCCGGAAACGATTCGCCGGATGACCAGCTTCTTTGCTCGGCATGAGGTCGATAAACAGGCAGAAGGCTTTCGACCAGGCGAAGACGGCTATCCGTCAAACGGGCGAATCGCTTGGGCTCTCTGGGGCGGTGATCCTGGTCGGTCATGGGCAGAAGCAAAGGCATCTCGCATGGAATCCATCGATGAGAACGATCGAGCAGAGCCCGGATCTCTCAAGCTAGGTGATTTCGTTTCTTGGGATTCGTCTGGCGGGACCGCTCAAGGACGCATCGAACATATTATGCGTGAAGGAACGCTTGGGATCCCAGATAGTGATTTCTCTATCGATGCAACCCCAGAAGATCCTGCCGCTCTGATTCGCATCTATCGTGAAGGCAAAGAAGGCTGGGAAGCGACCGAAACACTGGTCGGGCATCGCTTTTCAACACTTCGCAAAATCAATGATCTTCGCTCTTATGACGAGCGTCCTTATCCTAATGAGCACGCTGCCCGGTTAAAAGATCCGGCTCAATATGACAACTTTCGTCGCGAAAACGATGCATTCGGTTCTGGCATTGATGCCATCTATGGAATCAAGGACCAGAAATCAGAATTGCAAGCGATTCGATTTGACGCTAAATTGTTTTCTCCGTCTGAAGCTAAGGCATGGCTTGAAGATCACGAATATTCGCCGATCCTATTCGAAGAGGCGACTGGCGAGGACGATATGACTGACGAAGAACGTATGATGGTCACGGTCGAAGTCGAAATCGACACAGATCCAAAGCCAGAAGCTGAAGATGTTCCAGAGGAGGAAACTCCGCAAGTTGAGGATGACATGAATCTTAGCATGGCTCCTAACTTTGCTTTGGATATGGATCGCTCGGCGGATCTTTCTAAGCGCTCGATCCTGATGGATGCCAAGCCGGTCGATGAAAAATCGCGCCGCGTCCGTATCGCAGTCTCATCCGAAATGCCGGTCGAACGGTATTTTGGAACTGAAGTGCTCGATCACTCTGCATCGAGCATAAACCTTGAATTCCTTGGTTCTGGTCGCGCACCACTGCTGCTCGA